NAACCGAACGCTTTGCTTCGGCAAAGTCAAAGCTCGCAGCCCGTCGGCTTTTTTATTTTAAAAGCAGAGCCTGGGGATGGATAATCTCATTCTTGGATTAGTAATTGGCGGATTCATAGGATTTTGGGTAGGATTAAGGTTCTTCGGCGAAAAACTCCCTGTAATTAAAAAAGTCAGGGGAGAATTCGGCGATATGGTAATTAAAAAGTTGCGTTTCAAATATCCGTCGGTAATAGAGGGTAGTGTTCTTGCTTTTATAATTATCGTAGGATTTCTTTTAAAGTTATTTTTCTTTTGAGTGATGCTGGAGGGTTGGGAGGAGACGCCCTGGTAAACGTTAAGATCGTAGAGCCCAGATCGTACAGGGGCGTAGGCGCCAGAGCTGTCGGGACGGTAGTAGGGTGGGAGCGAAAGTAGTTCGGGCGCGGAAGCTTGTAGTTTTGTTTCTTTGTTTGGTTTTGTTAGCTGCAAATTTTGGACTAGGTGCAACTTATCGTTTTAAACAAAGAGAAAATGTGCTTTCTATCGAGCCTACTAAAGAATACCCTAAAACAACGGGTCTGCTTTTGATTGGGTGGTCAATATATGCTGGATGGCTTGGTTATACTATGTTCACCGGAGACTTCGATATTAAAACCGGAGACTGGAAGATTGTGGGTGGCTTTTTATTAGGAGCATCGGTAGTAACGTTTTGCTGGGGTATCTCTTTGGTTTTTTAATTTTAGAACTAGGAGCAGCCTAATGAAGATGAAAACAATTGGGCTTGGCCTGGTTGCTATCATCGGCACTATCATCCTTTTGGGCTATCCTATTGTCATCTCAACCTTTTTCTTATGGGAGGGGCTTGAGATTTTGAAAATTATCCTTTACCTTGTTACGGCCTATGCTTTTGTGCGTCTTATTATATGGTTGATTTCTCGGTTTATGAGGATGATAAGGGGGAAAAGCAGCAGCTAATATTTTGCGAGAATATATAAGGAGAATATCAGGAGATGTCAGGATTTAGGGTCTCAGATGTCGCACTTGTACATATAATAGATAATAACAGTCGCTAAGGTAGACGCTTTTGTGATACCTTTGTGAGACGATAAGACCCTGACATTTCTTGAAAAACAAGATTTGTCAGGGTTTTTTGTTTTAGGAGGCAGGTAAAATGGGGAAAAAAAAGAAGCTTGCAGATACTCTGGTAGGTAAAGAAGAGATAACAATATTTTCTCAACATTTAAAAGAGGCATTAGATAAATTTGATTCTTTCTTAGATATCTCTGATGAAGATTGGGAAAAAGTTGAAAAACTTTATCAACGATTATGTAGAACAGATAGTTTGTTAGAAAAAATAAAAAGCATAAATCACAATCTTTCAGCAGGACAAGAATTTGTAAAGGCTTTTCCTGATATGCAAGAATTTAAGAAAACATACGAAGCAGTAATGAAGTATTTGACGCTAATAAATGAAGTAGAATATTAAAAGTCATAACTGTATTTCGGCAGACAGGCTCGCCAGGCTTCTCGTTGCCGAAGAGAAGATAAAAAGGAGAGAGCCAACTGAAGAAGAAAAGATGCGGGCTTGGGAATAATCCAAAAGAAAAGGGGTGGCCTATGAGAGAATACCGCTACGGAACTGAAATAGATGTCGGTTATCCGGCCGGTTATAGATTTGCCGTCAGGTTGACCAAGGACGGAAAATTCCAGGCCTACGCTCGAGACCTGGAAGCCCAGAAGGACGAAGTGGGCGAAAGTTTTGTTGATAGAGAGGAGGTCTGCCGCTACGCAGAGACTTGGATGGAAGGTTATATCAGGACAAAAAATATCCACTGCAATCGGCGACCCGTGAAAATGTAAAAGAAAGGAAGTGAGAAAAGTGATAGCAGAAAAAATCATTGAGGAAATTAAGCGTCGGCGGCTTCAACGATTACAAGCCCAAGCAAGGAAACAGAGACAGACCGTGTGCCGGGCAAGCGACATCGGAGAGTGCGCCAGGGAGATTTTCTACCAGATAATCAACTGGGAGGATAAACCCAAGACAGAGCCGGAACTCCAGGCCCGATTCAATGTGGGAAACGAAGAACACAAAAAAATTCGTAGAGAACTGCTAGAGGATGGGTTCGATGTCGTTGAAGGCGAAAAGCCTTTCGAGATCAAAGGCAGAAATGGCAAGATAATCATTGTTGGCCACATTGATGGAAAAATCCGAATGGAAGGAGTAAGGCTGCCCTTTGAGGCAAAAAGTCTAAACCCAAACCTATTTACCCAGATCAACTGCATAGAGGATTTCAACAAGTATGTCTGGGCCCGCAAGTATCCCCGACAGATGCAGACTTATGAATTTGGAGAAAATATGGAAGAGGGAATTTACATTCTCAGCGATTTGCTCGGGCATAAAAAGTATTTTGCTGTGCAGCTCAATTATGATGAAACTGAAAAGATACTGCAGCGCTGCGAGTATGTAATGGATTGTGTCGAAAAGGGTAGTCCACCGCCCTTCCATAAGGATTATTCCATCTGCCGAAGATGCTGGGCCCTAGGGCGAGTTTGCGCGCCGGATATCCACATTAAAGAAGGGGTAGAGATTATTGATGACCCGAGCATCGAGCTTGAGCTAAAACGGCGGGAAGAACTCAAGCCCTCCAGGGCGGAATATAGCGCCCTGGATAAGCACGTAAAAGATTACTTCAAGAACCGCCCGGAAGTAGTTGTGGGGGACTTCCACATTACAGGAAAGGAAGTTGTTCGCCATGTTAAGGCAACAGAGGAAAAAGACCTAAAGTCTTGGCAGACGAAAATTGAATATTTGAAAGGAGGCGATAAGGATGGAAGTGCTAAAGGACAAACAGGTTCTGGTAGTCCAGAACGAGTCGGCAAACATCGTTACCAGGGCGGAAAACTTCCAGATAGTTTCTGAGGAAACGGCAAGTGATGCTAACATTGTTCTTCATTGGATAGCCGGGAAAAAAAAGGTGCTTGAGGAACGAAAGAAGTTTTTTATCACGCCACTGAAAGACCATGTGAAAAGGATAGAGGCCGAACTCAAGATGGTCGCTGAGCCACTAATCAAGGCGGATGTTATAATCCGGGGCAAGGTGGTTGATTATCGTATCAAGATTAAGGAAGAAGCCAAGAAAAAAGAGGAGGAATTACAACGCAAGGCAGAAAAGGAAAGGCAAAAGCAAGTTGAGAAAGCCGAGGCTAAAGGTGAAGCGCCACCACCACCGCCGCCGATGCCTACGGTTGAGGTCCCGAAGACTATGGAAGGAATCACTATGGTAAAGACTTGGACTTATGAGATACAGGATATTAACAAGGTGCCTCGGGAATACTTAACCTTGGACACAGTGGCAGTAATGCAGGCTATTCGCCAGGGTAGTCGGTATATCTCGGGACTTCGGATTTATCAAAAGGAGTCGGTAAAAGTGGGCGGATAAAAAAGGAGGTGAGAAGGATGAAGGAAAAGGAGAAGATTGAAATGGACGAGCGCGGGATAGTTGAGAAAGAGCCGACCGAACTCGTGGAGAGAGAAATTAGCGATGTTGAAAGACTCCGACGGGCAGAATGGCTGGCGGAAAATATCGATAGGTTTCTTGCGGCCCGGGAGAAGATCTGGCATGGAATCCTAAAACTGGCCAAATCCGAGGACTGGGTAGTCTTTGAATCAAAAACCAAGGAAGGCGGGGTCCGGAGCTCGGTATGTCTTACCGGTGCTGGCGCGGAAAGAATCGCCAGTCTTCCGCCTGGGGTTCAATTCGTGAATTGGAAGGATCCGGTTAAGGACCTGGGTACAGACGAAAAGGGGCCTTGGTACCGATACTGGTATCAGTGCGATGCCATCTATGGCGGCAGGATCGTCATGTGTATCGGCCGAGCGAGTTCCAGGGATAAATTCTTTTCTATGGCTTATGGGGAAAGGAGAGAGCTAAGCGACATCGATGAGGGCAACATTAAGAAGGCTGCTTACCACGATTGTATGAAGGAGGGTGTGAAGATTCTCTTTGGCCTTAGAAATATCCCGAAGGAAGAATTTGAGAAGGCGGGAATAAAACTGGTCTATGCCCGGAAAGCCAAGTTTCCAAGCAAAGAAGAGACCCTGGCTAAAAAGGCGCAGGCAAAGAAGCCCAGCTGCAAGAATTGCGGCAAAGATATAACCCAGGATGAAGTAGCATCTTCAAAGCGATATTGCGGCGGGAATCTGTTATGCGGACGTTGCCAGACGCTTTATAAAGAAGGGCAGCTGAAACTTTCCGAATAATAAAAAGGGCCGGGACTGGGACTCACTCCCTTTCCCTGGCCCACAAAGGAGGGAAAGGTGGCACAGGGGTGGGAATTTGGAAGCACTGATCCTGCTGACTTTCAGATAAGAGATCCTCAAATTCTGGCGCTGAAAGAGGAAACGGACAGGATTTTTGACCGAAGGGGTAGGAAGCCTCGCAGCAAAAGAGTCAAGGGGGGCATAAAAAGAAAAAGGAGGAATTATGGCAGAGGCCAGACTAATCTGGAGAAAAATAAGCGAATGTGAACAGCTCGCAAAATGCTCGTTTGGAGCGAACCTTCTTTTTGACCGCCTTATCCCACACACCGACGACGATGGAAGGTATTATGCGGACCCCAAAAAAATTAACAAGCTTATTTTTACAGCCAGGGATGATGTTACTGATCAGCAGATTGCCGAATGGCTTAAGGAATTGAAGAAGCAGAAACTACTACAACTCTATCAGGTCAATTCTGCCCATTTTTTGAGGCTTATAAAATTCCACGAACATCAGCCACTGCGAAAAGACCTTCGGGCCAAAATTCTCTTTCCCGAACCGCCGAAACGGACTGGAACGAAACATCACAAAGCGAAACGGGCCGTAACGCCAAAAAAAGTCGACATTGGAGCCCGTAACGGACCGTTACGAAATGTTCCAGGAATTAGAAGTAGAAGTAGAATTAGAACTAGAAAAGAATTAGAAAAGGAAAAGGAATCGCAAAGGGAAAGGGAAAAAAAGCAAACCGAAAAATTATCTTTTTCTAAATTCAAAAAAGAGGCCATCGCCTATTTTAATCAAAAAGCGGACACAAATTTTTCAGATAGCGATACCGCAACGGTGCGCCTCCTAACAGCGATCTACAGCTTAGGTTACACCCTGGATGACGTAAAACTCGTGATAAGCGATAGAGTCGCCAAGTGGAAAGATAATGAGGAAAGCCGCAAAGAACTCGAGCCTTTGACTCTTTTTGAAAAGGCAAATTTTAAACACTTTCTAAGACTAGCAATAAGCGAGGGAGACTAATGACGAAAGAGAGGATGGCAAGGTTTACTCTTTCCGATGGGACTTTGGTATTTCAGGCCTACCAGCCCAGGAGAAAGGAAAATGTGGTCCAGAAGCTATGGAACCTGATCGAGAAGTTGGCAGAAGAGGGTGTTAAAGTAGAGAAGGTCGAAACCAAGGAAATAGGAGGCGAGAAGCAATGAGGGTTACCCATGTGATTTTTGAGGAAGAAACGTTTGGGATCACCCAGAGGTCTCTAAAGATGTTGCGAGATAGTCTAGCACAGATGATAGGTCATCGATTGGTGGTGTTTGAAATTCCAACCTCAGACTTGTGTTGTGGATTCTTAATTTTGGACTGGGAATGGCAGTCGGCAACGTTTACCGGGGACGGTTTCAGAATGGATAGAGCGGGCGAAGGCGGAGCAGGGTATAAAACCGCGGAAGTTTTATTTCGCCTTTTTGGCATCCACGCTTTTCCTTGCGATGAGATTTTGGATACAACCAAATTGTATCAGGGCGACCGGGCATTTATTGAGAAAAAACTATTGAGTTTGGCGCAGAAATTGGGCGATGTGGTTTTGGATTCCGAGTTCCGGAAGCCGTCGAAAACCAACCCGGAGTACATCAGGTACTGAAAGGAGAGAAACATGAGACGAACAATGTCCGATATTATCCGGGAAAAATGCAAAGACAGGAAAAAACATAAAATAAAAACGACTGGATTACCTGCCTGTTGGATAGATAAGGTAGAGGTCTACCGGGCGCCTTCGCTAGTGATCCGAGAAGCCAGGCGTTTTCCCCTGGTTGCGATGGGAATAGGCTTTGCAGTGGGACTATTGTTGCGCCCAGTTGTTTTTTATCTGGGCAAATATGTTTTAAATTTAATTTTTCAGTAAGAAGGAGAGACCAATGGACCAAAAAACAGAAGTAAAGTTATTCAGCCTTGTAGCTTTTTGCACGTTGATGCAACACGGGCAAGGAATAATGGCGAAAGACCCCGGTTATATCTTAGAAAAGGCCGCATTGATGAAGGCGCCGATTTACTTATTTAGTGTACTTGATGAGGAAAACTCTACCAAGGTAATTGCGTGGGGCAAAAGATTCAGAATAGACTTCGAGACGCTATTTAAACAGATGGCGAAGGATTATGAAGAAATCCCCAGGGTGGAGTTTAGAGAAAAATATTTTGTGCTGTGAAAGGAGAAAATAATGGCAAAAGAGTATAAGCGATTCCGATCAGATGTAAAAAAAGGACTGCGCAAGATCACTGCAACCGTTTCCGACGAAGCTCTTGAGTGGTTTCATACATTAAGTTTGGTCATGAAAAAGAATGGCGGTTACAAACTTCCTCGGACTTATATAATCAGGGCTTTGATTAATGCGGCCATGAGTACCGGCGTTAATGTGCGGGGCGTGAGAACGGAGAAACAGCTTGAACGAAGGATATTGCGCGCTCTTGGATAAGACGATAAAATTAAGGCTGGCGGTGCTTACCTCAAACAACCTACCGTACATGCCACCTTTGCTACTGAGTAATCCCACTGTGCCGCCAGCCTGGGAGGAATTATGGGAAAAGAAGTAGAAAAAAATTTTGATTGTTCGACTTGTGAATGGAAAAGGAATAACCCGGGCACTCACCATATTCGGTGTAATCATCCATCTTTAAATGAAGTAAGCACAAACCCCGCACTTTCTCTTATGGGAATTTTAGCAAGCGTGGGCAGGGTAGCGCCCTTTATGTTCAACAACAAGGAATTAAATATCAAAGCCAATCCGACTGGTGTCAAAAGAGGGTGGTTTAATTTTCCATTTAATTTCGACCCGACCTGGTTAGAAAACTGCGACGGATATGAAAAGCATCGATAATCTGGGAAATAAATTGTTGCATGTGAAACATTATATCGGGGGCCGATTATGAAAAAAGCAATCCGCCAACTAATAGGAATCAGAAGATTAAAAAGAGAGGGATTGAGATATTTAAAGATTGCGGAGAAGATCAGGGAATTTAAAGATTTAACCCAACCTCTCCCCAGGAGATTTTCTTTCCCAGTGGACGACTTGGTCCTTGTAGATGAAGATATGCCGATGGTAAGGATACCGAAATGGAGGCAGTGGCTAACCAAGGCAAAAATGTATTTTGAAAAGTTGTTTATAAAAATTAGGTCCAGATTATAAAAAGAGATATCGCGAGGCGGTTATGGCCAGAAAATATCTGAAAGGACGTGAATGGGAAAAATATCAGGCCGTGATCAAGAAACAGCTGGCAGGAGAACAGACTTCCCGGAAGGAGAAGAAGATCCAGGAGAAGGGAGACGCAGAAGTCAAAAAGAGCTATGGGAATATTCCAATATAAGGCTGGCGGGTAGTGAGGTATGCGACCGGCAGAGGAATCTTAGGCATAAAGCACTGCCTGGCTGGCCCCAAAAGAATAAGAATGAAAGTTAAAATGACAGGAAGGCAATGGAAAAGATATGGGCAAATTGTTAGTAAGGAACTCAATGGTGAACCGACAAATAAGGAAGAAAAAAAAGTAGTAATAAAAGGGAATATTCGTTTATTTCTCGAAGTCCACCGCAGTGAACCATCTAAGAAGTATCAAAGATTATTCAGCCTAAATTTACCGCGTCAATCTGAAAGGAGAATAGAATGAGCCAAGAGCAATGTCCGGTTTGTGGGAATCTTACATTTTCAATAACCCAGGGAGAATATGATATCCCTGATGAAAGTGGCGCAAAGAAGCTTTCTCCTGATGTGGGTGGGTGTACAAGCTGCGGCTTTTATTATCAGGAACATATTAGGGATCCATTTGAGGACCAGGTCAGGAGATATAAAAATCATTTGGAGAGCGCAAAAAAATTGGAGAAGATAATTGGCAAAAGCGAAATGACTGAATGGCTGTTAAGAACTGCCTTGGCACAAAAGCCAAATTTAATTAGAGACCTTGCCCAAGCCATCCTTCATGCTGGTTTCGATGAATTAACCTTGGAGCGGATAATAGACTGGTGGCTACGAAATTATCCGGACGACGTATTTATTAAGTTACCCAAGAAAATTGTGGCCATAAGAAAATTGATGGAAAAAATTAAATGGAAAGGGAAGGGATGAGATGAGTAGATATTATGAACAATTAGCAGAAAAGTTACTTCAAAGCAATATTTACATGGCTCTGGTTACGAAGAATTTTTTGAAAGATGAAAGATGTGCCCTCGAACTTGGGCTGGCAGTTTTATTGGATAAACCAATTTACTTGGTAGTTAAAGAAGGCACCAGTATTCCTGAAAACTTGAAAAAGATTGCCCAGAAAATTGAATATTATAGAGGACCTGATGATATCGGATTAGTGGCGAAAAAATTATTCGGTACGGAGACCTAAATGGCCAAACAAAAAGGGGCCGGGCTCTCCATAGGGTATTGTCCTCAGAGTACCACGGGTCCGCGTTGCCGCGGAGTGCCGTGGGTCCTCGGAGTACCTTCGTGCTTTCGCACTTACTTTTCTCCTATGGGGCACACCCGACCCCGAGCTTAAACATATCGCTTTGGGAAAAAATTGTCAAGTACAAAATGGAGGACTGCTAATGGATGCAAAGAGAGAGCTGGAATGGATTATTATTGAAGGGTGGGCTAAGGGGGATATTAAGAATTGTGTTAAAGCCATCCTTGCTAAACTTCCAGAGTTAGTGGAGATTGATGAGAAGGAAATAATAAGAATTACACAAAGGTATGTTAGGCAATATATGGAGAAAGTTCATCCTGATTTATGGGAACAATTAGCCACCGCCATCGCATCTGCTAAACCGATAAGGGCGAAGGAGGGGAAATGAAAACAATTAAAGAAATTTTGGAAAGATGCAGAAACCCAAAATCTCCACTTAGTTTTGACGCAGAAGCTCTTATAAATTTTTTGCCCTATGAGGAAGCGAAAGAATTTTTGAAAGAGGGGACGACAGCAGAACAATGGAACAAAATATACATTAAAGCAACAAGAGAAAATGTAATTAAAGAAATAAGAGAATATATGGAGTTCGCTTTAGGAAAGGCGGAAAATCATCGAGGCCTGTCGGCAATTCGTAGCATAGAGAAAATGAATGCCTGGATATGGTTGCTCGACGATGAGGATAAAATCAACTGGGATAATTACGCAAATTATGGAGCGCCCATCCTAAAACAAATATGCGAATTATACAATTTGCCTTTCCCGGACAATAAAACATTAGTAAATATGTCCCAGGGTAAGCCCTGTTATGAAGGATGCGAAGAAGGATGCGGGCAATGATGTTAAAGGGAGATTGAAAAATGGCCAAAAAAGAAAAGAAGCCAAAAGAAGTCTATCTGGAAGATTTAGAGGAGTGGGATGGAGAATTATTAGCCGGTTACGTTGATGAAGCTATCAAAAAGGGAGAGGAAAATATGTACGAGTTAGGCAGAGAACTTTTTCGATTGAGAAATCTTTATGAATGCTCTTTTGAGAAGGGAAAGAAATGAGCCTCGCTATAATTTATAAGGTTTATAGTCGAACGAAACAAAGCAACAGCTGTTTGATGGAGTCCGACGCTGATTGCCTTGGTGCATTCCATCCTGACAAAAATCCGCAAGGATGCCAAATCTGGAATCAGTGCGGTAATTATGAATATTTGGGAAAACTAAGGGTCGGCGGAAAAAGACCGGCCTTTATACCGGCAAAAGAAAAATAAGATGAAAAAAACATTGTTGATTGCTTTTGCACTAATTGGTTTTTTCGTTGTGGTCAATATGTACATTACATTGTTCAAGAAATTGGTTAAGCATATAAAAAAGAAGGACTCTGCAAAATAAAGGAGGGCACGCAGATGGGATTTATTATTGGACTTTTCGTTGGTGCAATTTTGGGATTTTTTATTGCTGCTATTTTGGCCTCGGGAAAGATAGCCGATAGGATCGCCCAAAGAGAAAACCCAAAGTATGCAGAAAAGAGAATCAATATCAAACCGCGATGTTCCGTAAAATAAGACAAGAGGGTTGAAAATGAGAGTTTTAGGCATAGACCCGGCGCTATCCTGTACTGGTTTTTATATCTTAGATAGTGAAAGCATACTAATCAAAGATGTATGTGGCGAGATCACGCCAAAAGAAGAGGGAATCAAAAAGTTTTTGGAAATAGAGGAAAAAATTAAGGACAAATTGTTGGTGAAAATTGACTTGGCCGTTATGGAGGAATTTGTGTATTCTCCCTACTATGCCCGCGGAATTGTCAATATTGAACTGGTAGCTATCCTCAAAAGGATGTTCTATATCAATCAAATGCCATTAGTTCTTGTCGCTCCAAGCACTTTGAAAAAGTTTATTACAGGTTCCGGTAGAAGCAAAAAAAGCGAAATTTTAAGAAGCGCGTACCAAAAATGGGGAATATCTGAAAGCGAGCATATAGTTGAGGCATTTGCTCTGGCCAAAATTGGCGAAATGGTTATGTTAAGAAACGACGAAAAATTTGTATCGGCTCTTAAGAAATACGAAAGGGAAGTATTAAAAAGCGTTATAGAGAGGCAACATGGGCAAAATTATAAACCTGAGTAAGGAATTCCATCCACACCCAAAAGAGAAACAACTTTACAGGACCAGAAAGAGAGACTTAAGGGCAATAATGAAATTTAAGAAAAAATATCCCAGATGTATTATCTGTGGCAAGAAGAGCACTCCCCATCACATCAGGAGCCGAGGTGCCGGAGGGGCGGATTCCGAAAAGAACCTGATGCCATTATGCCTCAAACATCATATTCAAAGGAATATATTGGGCCGGCGAGAATTTCGCAGAAGACATCCAGAAGTTAAAAATTGGTTGAAGGGAGGTGAGAACAGGTAAGGGAAACTTGATGGGGGTGCGAAGGGGCGGGTTATTTTCAGCCATTCCTTGCCCCTTCTATTTATCTTGAAGGGGCTGAACGATCCTAGAAAAACAGGGTTGACGGAGCCCCAAATCCGTGGTAAACTTAAATAAAGGCGACAACCTGGTGTGGCAGGAAATCCTTAGCCTGGCGCCACACCGCCAGGCTTTTTTATCGGAGGTGAGGGCTAATGGACAAGAAGAGAGACCTTGTTCTAAAGCTAACCAAGGAAGAGCTTGGTGACCTTGTAACCTGTATAGGAACTTGCCTTATGTTCCTCACCCGGTATGGGCTGTTAAGTCAGCGACATCGGATTATGCGGGTTCGGGACCTGGTTTGGAGCCAGGTAAGCGGTCAGTTGATCGTTAAACCAAAAAAGGAGACACAAGGCGATGGAAAAAATAGTTGCTCTGTCACTGAGGAAGAAGGCTCTTCTGGACCTTATAGATTGCGTTATGCCAGCAGTAAATGATAATATGATTTATTGTGGTGCCTGGGCAGTACTGGTATATCTCAGGAGCTGAAAACGCACATGATTTCAGGGGCTTGATTTACTGGCTATTATTATGCTATAATAAATAATATGAAAAGAGCCAGAGCCAAGGAAGATGGCCCGGATGTTCAGCTAAATGTTAGCGTACCGCCAGCTTTAAGAAACAAGATCTATGATTACCTTGGGCCGAAGGGCAAAATGAAATATTTCGTCAGAGACCGAATTGAAGAATTCTTTGCGGCTCAGGAAAAGCTAGGAAAACATAGGAAAAAATAGCAAAAAATAAGTTGAGTTTGAAATAATTTGGCCCTATACTGGTAGTAGGAGGTCACGGCCGTGACACCTACGCTAGGTAGGGCCTTTTTTATATACAGAGGGCTGAGTTATCCACTTGAACGGGTCCAGAGGATCCAGAGTAGGATAATTCAGCCCTTTTTTATTTGTGGTGGCAGCTATGCCGGAACCTGAGAAAAAGGGCTTAAAAATAGAGTTTATCGCAAGTCTGCCCCCTATACAGTCAGCCATTCAGCTTGATGGACTGGAAGGGGCGAGGATAAAGTTGGATGTGCCGGAAAGCTCAATGTTATCCATCCTTAAATTAAGCGCATTGAAAGGCAAGACCTTTAGGGTAACTATTTCGGACCCCGAATAGGAGAATTAAGATGGGTAGACCGAAAAGGATATTTAGCGAAAAAGAGCAGAAACTGATAGTGGCGCTGTACCAGACAGGCAAGACCGACCAAGAGGTTGCAGATGTTCTGCGAATGTCAAGAACTACCTTCCTTTATGCTCTGAAATCCAATGGTTTAGTTGACACCATAAAGAGAGCGAAAGAAATCCCGGATAGGAAAGTAGAAAAGGCCTTATTTAAGCGTGCTATTGGTTACCGATATATTGAAAGAAAGAGGGAAAGAAGAGGGGTCAGACTAATAAGGACTGTTACCACGAAAGAAGTCCCTCCTGATGTAACTGCTTGTATCTACTGGCTTGGGAATCGTATGCCAGATAGGTGGCGGAACAAGCAAGAGATACAGCATACTGGGATAGGGTTCAAACAGATCATAGTAATAGCTAGTGGGAAAGTGGAGGATAAGCTTGGAAAACGACTTGGAGAAACTACAGATCCAGCCTAAACCGTTCCAGGAAGGGTTCCTGAACACAGATGCCCGGTATCCGGCCTTTATCGCCGCCTGGGGGACCGGCAAGACCCTGTTTGCGCTCCTGAGGGGATTAAGGCTTTCGGCCATTCCCAATAACCTTGGCTTGATAGTCAGGAAAGAATTCACTGATTTGAGAGATTCGACAATCAAGGACTTTGAGGATTATACAGGGCTCAAACTAAATAGCGACAAAAATGTGGTCCTACCGAATGGCTCAATGATAATGTTCAGGCATGGCAAAGAGCTGGATGTCTTGAAGAATATCAATCTCGGCTGGTTCCTGATAGAGCAGGCGGAGGAATTTGATACTGCTGAGCAGTTTCAGTATCTGAGAGGCAGGTTAAGAAGGAGTGTTCCATACCAGTGCGGTATGGTAATTGGCAATGTGAAAGGCCACAACTGGATCTGGAGACTATGGAAAGCAAATCCCCCCTCAAATGACTACAAGCTATGGGAAGCCACTACTTTCGATAATGCCGACAACCTACCGGCAAGTTATATCAAAGACCTCGAGACAATGAAGAAGGAATCCCCGGTTCATTACAACAGGTTCGTTTCTAATTCTTGGGATGAGCTTGAAGAAGGAGACATAGTTATACTTTTTTCAGACATTATTGAATCGCAGAAGGTTCATATAATCCAGCCTTTCACCAAAAAGATAATCGCCTGCGACCCAGCAGAAATGGGAGATGATGAGACCGTTATTTATGCCCTGGAGAATGAGAAGAAGATTGATGAAGATATTTTTTCCCAGAAGCGCCCAATGGAGACAGTGGGAAGAATTATCGCTATGAAGAGGAAGCACAAAGCCAACCTGATTGTTGGAGATGCCCTTGGGGTCGGGTCTGGGATATTTTCTCGGTTGGATGAGATGGACGAGCCGACCCTTGCCCTGAAGGTCTCAGAGAAATCTTCTGATCCTTCAAAATTCTTCAATCTCAGGGCAGAGATCTACTGGCATGCCCGGGAGCAGTTCCAGGAAAGGCTACCGAAAATCTTTGATGAACAGTTAATGGCGGAATTATCGGCTATCAAGCACCACAGGAATTCTTTCAGCCAGATACAAATAGAGAAGAAAGAAGAGATCAAGAAAAGGATAGGCAGGTCCCCGGACAGGGCAGATGCCTGGGTTATGGGACTCTGGGGGCTGAAATACGCCACGCCGAAGGAGAAAGAAGTAAAGATAGACGCTTATCACGAAAAGAAAGAAGTTGGGGGCTATATGGCCACATGAGAGGAAAACTCGCAACAAAGATACGCAAGGAAATAAGAAAGAGGTTAGATAAAGAAGGCGTAAGCTTCAAAAACTTTATAAATAAAACTCCGTTGAGAACAAGGATTCACTTTGCTTTTAAGATTCTTTTAAAGAGGATTTGATTATGCCTTTACCTGTTCCAAGGAAGAAAGAGAAGAGCAAGGACTTTATTAGCCGGTGTATGGATAGCGAGACAATGAAAAAAGAATTCCCAGAAAGTAAACAACGGGTGGCGGTTTGTTATAGCCAGCTGAGGAAGGCAAGGGGAAAATCGAAATTAGAGAGGTTGGTGTGAAATGTCAAAACTATCGAGAAAAGTTTTGGATTGGCGAGCAAGACAAAAAGAAGGAGCGATAATGAAGCCTTCCACATTTGAGAGGATTAAAAGGAGCGCATCTGCAAGAGGTGCGACAAGCGGGAAGAAGGTAGCGGGTGCTGCCTATTGGCAGACTGTTAGGGCCAAATACAGGAAAATGAAGAAGAAGAAACCCAAATCCAAATTAGAGAAAATTTTAAGGAGTTAGCTATGGCAAAGAAATCAAAAGCAGTTTTAGAAGCACCTTACAAACCGAAGACAATGTTGTATCTGGAATCGGCTTCAGGCATTAAGATCCCGGACTCATTGAAGGGGAAGCTCGGCAAGTTGGTAAGCCTTTTGGTAAAAGCGAGAGTAGTCAGTCAGCGATTGAGCCAGGCTGCCGGTGAAAAGAAAAGAGAGAGTTATGATTTAGAAATCCAAAAGATAAAATCCCCGTCGAAATTGGGAAAAATTTTAGGGAGCTGATATGGAAGACAAAGATAAATTAGCCAAACTTGAACAATTCTGGAAAACTGCTACTACTGGTTGGGATGATTGGAGAAAGAGAGCCAATGCTGCCTACGACTTCTACAAAGGCAAGCAATGGGAGTCTGATGTGGTTGAGAAACTAGACAGGGAAAAAAGGCCTCACTTGACCCTGAATAAAATCAAGCCTATTCTAAGAATCTTGTCAGGGTGGCAGAGACAGAATCGCCAAGACCTGAAAGTTTTGGCAAGAAGGGGAGGGACTGGCCCATTGGCGGAGGTATTCACTGAACTCCTGAAGTATTTTTACGACCAATCTCACGCAGATTTTGAGAATTCTATGATATTTTTTGATGGAGCAGTTTGCGGAAAAGGTTGGCTAGCTTTGGATATTGATTATACAAAAGATCCTTTGAACGGGGAGCTTCTTCTGAAAAGAGAACGGCCAACGATGGTTTATGAGGATCCTAATGCCCAGCGATATGATTTATCCGATGCCAAATTCATAATCAGGACCCGGTGGGCAGATAAAGAGAAAATCGAGCAGGAATTCCCGAAAGCCAAAAAAGATATCGGGTCGCTTGCAAACATAGATGCCACAGAGAAAGACGAGATCACTGGAGCAGAGGCTGGGGAAGCGAAGGAATTAGAAAAATACAGATATCTGGTGAAGGAATACTATTGGCGCGAGTATGTAAAAAAACGGATAGTGGCAAATACGAAAACTCTCGATTTTACAGAGGCAAAAATAAATGATGAACGAGCCCAGAAATTGGTAAATGCTGTCCCTTGGATCAGAATAGTAGATATAGTTATGCCGGTTTTGAACCTGACTACTGTTGTAGGGAAGATAATTTTGCAGGATGTTAAAGACCCGTTTGAAGGCATTTCGCTTTTTCCTTTAGTCAGATTTTGTGCTGATTGGATAGATGGTTATGTGAAAGGCGAAGTAGATGATTTGATTGATCCCCAGAAAGAGCATAACAAACGCCGGTCCCAATCATTGCACTTGCTCAATACGGAGGCGCACTCAGGATACATAATGGAAGAAAACGCATTAAATCCTGACGAAGAAGAGAAAGTGAAAAGTATGGGGGCTACTCCTGGCGTGATAATAAAAGTTCGGCCAAACAAGAGGTTCGATAGAATCCAGCCAGGAAGATTATCAGAAGGGCATATAGCTCTGGAAAAAATGGCTGAAGATGACATGAAAAAAATCTCAAATGTAAATGCTGACCTCTTGGGATATACTCCTGAACACCAAGAATCAGGCAAAGCAATGCTGGTAAGACGACAACAGGGACTGCTTGGAGTAGAGACCGTCTTTGACAATTTCCAATTTACACAACAGATCTTAGGAGAAACGATTCTTGAGTTTATCAGGAAAACGGATGTCTTGAGTGAAGAGGAGATGAAGGCGATTATCCAAGAAAGGAATGCGGAGGTTGACCTTGACCTTTTGAAATCGAGAAAAGTGGGTAAATACCAAGTGGTGCTGACAACCAAAAAATCTACTCCCACGCAGAGGATGGCGGATTTCTATGCAATGCTTGATGCAGCAAAACAAGGACTACCCATTCCACCTGACTTAATAATTGAAGCAAGCGATTTACCGAATAAAGAAGCAATTTTGGAGGCGATTAAACAACAGCAACAGCAAGTTCCACCGGGGAGCGTTCCTAAATAATAATAGGCGGACAAATACTTTCAAGCCCTGTTTCTGTGGCCACAGGGGAAAGGATTGGAAAACAATCCTGACTCAGCAGAAGCAGGGCTTTTTATATATACCCTGCCTCGCAATGCAGGTAAAAAACTTGTGTTTCGGTTAACAACCCAACCGTATAAGGAGGTTAGGCAAATGGTAGATGTAAACAAAGTAGACCTAGAGAAGCTAGGTATTACCAAGGAGGAGTTTGAAGATAAAGATGAGGCAGAACAACAGAAACTCCTTGAACAGGCCCCGCTACCGGCTCAAGAGTCCGAGACTGAGAAACAGATCAAAGGATTGCTGGAGGACTTGAGGAAGGAAAGAGGTCGTCGATCAGAGGCAGAAGGAAAGACGGATGACCTTGAAGGACGGATTGCTGATCTAGAAGAGAAGCTTGCAGAAGCAGCTAAGAAGAGAGAGGAAGAGCCCAGTGAAGACGATGGGGAAATGCTTACAAAAGGAGACGCAAAGAAGCTCTTAGGCGAGGTCCTGTCCAAGAGAGAAGATGAGGTTGAGAAACGATTCGCCGGTATTATGGCGATGCTTGATGCGGACAGGATAAAAACCTCAGAGGATACTGTGAAAAAGGAGTTTTCCCCGGAGAAGGTAGGCAAGGATCTTTGCTATGACAAAGTGATTGATGAGGGCTTTTCCAAACTCGTGGAAGAGAATCCTGGTTACAAGGTAGCCGTTAGGAATTCAGCTAATCCTGCCCTTGAAGCTTACAAAATCGGACTCACCCATCCGGATTTTGCAGCTCTTATGAAACAGAAGACAGCTGAAACCGTAGTCGACAAATTGACTACGACTAAAGTAAAGACAGGCGTAGGTTCAGGTGGCGGAGGAACAGGCATTGATGCCACAAAGTATACGCTTCAAGAGCTGATAGACCTTCCGGATAAAGATTTGGAAAAGTTGCGAAAACAGACATAGCAACGGGAGGGGGTGACAATAGATGGCTGATACAACCTTTGCTAAGGGTGATCTCCTTACCCAGAAAATTTGGTCAGCAACCTTGTTCAAGGAAGCTGCCAAAGAGATCTACCTAAGTAAATTCATGGGTCAGAGCGCGGACAATATCATTCAGCTGAAGAATGATTTGACCAAGAAAAAAGGGGACAAGATCACTTTTCCCTTGAGGATGAGGATGACCGAGGCTGGCCAGAGTAGTCAAACCAGTATTACCCTTGAAGGCAACGAAGAGGCTTTGATTTTCTACGACTTTGCAGTGGAGCTTTACATCTATGGACATGCCGTCAAGGCTGGTGGTAAGCTCGACCTTCAGAGGCCGGCGTTTGACCTCAGAACCGAGATGAAGGATGCCCTGAAGGAATGGATACCAGAGAAGTTAGAGAAACTACTAGTTACTGCTCTGCTGGCATCTCCAACTACGAATCGTCTTATCGATAAGAGTGGATCCGGCGGATCAGAACTTACTGTAGCTCTAATTCAGCAACTGAAAAGGGCAGCTGAACATGCAACCCCAATGGTTAGACCAGTGATGGTGGAGGGTGAAAAGTGTTATGTGCTACTGGCGAATTCGTATTCAACCAAAGGGCTGAAGGCCGATGCCGATTGGAAGAATGCCCAGTTGTACGCTAACATCAAGGGTCGGAAGAATCCCATTTTCTCTGGCGCTTTGGGAATGATAGATAAGGTCATTGTCCACGAGTACAATAGAGACGAACTCCTCGCAAGTGGCGATGTCGCTTTGAACCTGCTTTTGGGAGCTCAGGCTGGGGTCCTAGGATATTCTCAGTATCCTTCCTGGCTTGAGAAGATGTTTGATTACGGTCGAATCCCTGGAGTAGCAACGGATATGGTCCTTGCACACGCGAAAAGCGTGTTCAACAACGAGGATTTCGGAGTTATTCAGCTCAAGACTAACTACACACCTGACACCTGATTCGTGAGGTTAGTCTTTCTGGGATAAATCGGGGAAGGGGACACGCGAGATCCTCTTCCCCGGGACTAATAAGGAGAGAAGAATTGGCGAAGAAAAGACGCAGACGAAGATAAGATGTTTTCTGCTTGGCGGCGGTCAGAGTTTGGTTGGCTTTAATTTTAACCGGTTGAACTTTGAAGTTACCATTGGCATAAACATAATTTTCAAATTCTATGAACCGAGGATTTTAATCTGGTCGGATGTTGATATCTATCCAAAGTACAAGGAAGAGATAGATGCGTTGAAGTCCGTAAAATATGCGTGGCAGGAAGCGATAAATCCAGATTACAAAGAGGTCTTGCCTTACAAAAAAAGCGAACAATTTTATGGCGAGGAAGGATTAACGAAAGGATTGTTTGGAGGCAAGGGATCATATTTTACCGGGATCCTGGCGATCAGCCTTGCAATCAGCCTGGGATATTCACCGATCTACCTTCTCGGGTACGATGGCGGAAAAGTAAGCAATAGGTTGCATTTTCATAACCTGTATGAAAGAGAAAAGGAAGAGAGAGTATTTACCACCGCCAACAAGAATTATGATGTGTTCAAGGACTATGAGATTTACAATTGCTCTTTGGAAAGCAAGATAGCGCAATTTCCGAAAGTCAATATAGTAGGGGTTTTAAGGAATGCTGCCATTTGAAGATATAATTTGGCTTTTTAATTGTGGTGAGACAAGCAGAAACATTGTCCGACTTAATCTTGACGAAGGAGCGTATCTTTATAAAGTAGCGAGATCTCTCAATGACAGCTCCAAAGTTTTAGAAGTTGGAAGGTTCAAGGGCGGTTCAACAGTTCTTCTGGCTTGTGCAGTTAGTAAGGGAAGAATTGACAGCGTTGACATTCGACCTCAAGATGATAGGTCTGTTTTGCAGATACTTCAGAATTTAAAGCTAAGTAATGTTAATCTTATTATAAATGACATCAATGAACTTGAGTTTGAAAATGATAAGTATGATTTGATTTTCATAGACGGCGACCATAGTTATCACGGTATCAGAAAAGACTTTGAGCATTTGAAAAACGCATTAAAACAAGGTGGACATTTACTATTCCACGATTACCCAATTTTACCGGGTGTGAGAAGGGTTATAGACGAAGTTGTGGTGAAGGATATAAATTTTAACAGAGTAAATCAAGTAACATCCTTAATCCATTTTGTTAAAAGTAAGAATGGTTAATTTAGAAAAAGAGGAAAAAGAAAAATATACAAGAGCTTGGAATTGTGGGGCCGAGAAACATTCTCAGTGCGTAATGCCTTTGGTTAAATATATTAGTCAATGCGGTTATGGGAAAATGCTTGATATCGGATGTGGCAATGGGATAGTAGCGATGGTCTTGAGAGACAGAGATTTCAATTGTTATGGTTTGGACATAACTTCAGCGAAGCTAATACCAGATATGAAAAATTACTTTTATGAAGCTCCTATCTGGAGGATGCCTTTCAAGGATGACGAATTTGACTTTACCTTTTCTACTGATGTTCTGGAGCATTTACCTCCGCAGATGGTAGATCAGGCAATCAAAGAGATTTACAGGATCACAAAATATACGACTTTTCACAATATCGCTACCTTTGAAGATAACAGGCAGGGATTTAAGTTTCATTTGACAGTAAAGCCGATTCAATGGTGGAGAGAGAAATTTGAAAGATTTAACACAAAGAATCTCAAGTTAGAAATAATCGACCGTAAAAACTTTTTAAGGAGTTAGAAAATGGCGTTATCCAAAGAAACGATATTGACTGAAGTAAACAAGCGAACTGGAAGAAAAGAGACGAATATAGATAGTTTGTTAAGGGCAGTGCTTCTGGACCTCACAATTGACTTTCCTTTTTTGAAAGGAGAATTTACTACTCCGACAGAGGCAGCCCAGCCAGATTATACTCTCGATGATATTCATAGAAAGGTCAGCTTGGTGAAAATTAATGATAAGGATCCCCTCGAGAAAATAAATACCTGGGAAGAATACCAAGAATTGATCGCGGAGGAAACTGAATCCAACCGGAAAGAACCCAAGCGCTACATAATTCATAACAGAGTCCTTTATCTATGGCCGACCCCGGATAAAATTTACACATTGACAATTTTCAGCTCTTACATTGAAAGGGATGTAGACACGATAGACCTGGATGATAATTTTGAAGAGGTTCTTATAGAGGGGTCCTGCTTCAAACTTTATGAATCGAAAGGCATAGGGTCCTCGCCGCCAGGTCAGGTTCATCTGGGTTTATACACAAAGGCAGTTGGACAATTGAAAAGGATATACTCTGAATCTGCAGACAGAGTTGAATACCACGATATTTGAGGAGGTAGACAATGGCTTGGAATAAAAATTTAGATGTGGATAAACCGCCAGACACTGGCGAATCGCCATCTTTGGGCGCAAGTAGAATAAGGGATTTAAAAAATGCGATTTGTGAAAGACTCACTAACTGGATTTACAGTTTTAAGACAGATGATTCTGAGACCAAGGAAGGACTAAAGAAAGCCCCACTTAACACTGGTTCTGCCCCGGCTGCTGAGGCAGACAAGATAATTGTTTATGCAAAAGATGTGGGCGGTGTAGCAGAATTGTTTGCCAGAGATGAAAACGGAAATGAGATACAGATAACTAGTGGAGGCAATATTAAGCCTGGCGCTTTTAATTCCAAATGCAGAGTTTACAGAAGTAGCGACCAATCAATTTCCTCTGGAGACTGGACCAAGGTGCAATTCGATGTAGAAAGTTACGATGGATTGAATGAATATAGCTTGACAAATTATAGATTTACTGCACAAGCGGCGGGCTATTACTTGATTAATTCCCATATCAGCATGGCCATAGAGGCCCCTAAAGTTTTGGATGTAAGGATTTATAAAAACGGCGCTACAATTATCAACTCAACAGTACATAATTCCGCAGGAAGCGGTTTTAGGCTGACAAATAGTATTGTAGATATTTTGTCTTTGGCGGCTGACGATTATATAGAAGTATGGGTCTGGCATAATGCTGGAGTAGATAGAAGTGTAAAAAGTGGTACCTACTCTCATATGTCTATCCACAGATTGAGTTAATGCAAATGAAAAGTTATGGCATATTTTCACCGATTCTTGGTTTAAGAAAAGACATCCCTTCAATCTTGCTAAAGGAAGCGTATAGTCCTGACTGTCAAGATGTAATCTGGCAAGATGGAGAAGTCCATCGCATCAAAAAGAGACTATTGGAGTTCAGCTATCAATTCCCTGATAAAATCCTTAATATGGAATATTACTTTAAGGATACCACAACCGAATGGTGGTTCTTGGTATTCACCAAAAGGGATGTCGCTTACAGGGACATACAGAATAGCAGGTTTAATTTCATAAACAAACTTTACGATACAGGCACAATCACCATTGAAGCAGCCAACCTAAAAAAAGTTATCGGCTCGGGAACGGCTTTCCAGACCAACCTCAAGATAGGAGACTTCCTGAAGATAGGCGCAGGGGAGGTTCATTCAGGTTCGACCTGGTACGAGGTAGATTCAATCGAGTCGGAGACGGTTTTATACCTCAAGACCGATGCCGAGACCTGTTCGGGTTCTGCTTATGTGGCAAGAAAGACTTTTTCTGGGACTGATCTCGATTATTGGTCAGTAATAGTGTTTCACGAGAAAGTATTGGCAACGAACAGGGGAAGCGACCCTATCATTATCTGGCAGGGGGCCGGGCAGGTTTCAGATTTGAACTGTCCTTACAAGGCGACTTTTCTTTACGACTACAACGAAAGGGTTTTGTTGATAAGAACAATCGAAAACGGAACGGAATACCCTTTTAGAATCAGATGGTCGGGCTTGGCAGATGAGACCGATTGGGGAGGGTCCGGCTCGGATGCAGGGGCCATGGAAGTGAATGAGGGAACAGGGATTTTGCAGGGGAATGCTACTTACAAAGGAAATCTGTTAATTTTTAAAAACAGGGCAATAGTCAGGGCATGGAATGTAGAGGGAACGATGGTTTTTAATAAAAAGCTGATCATTGATGGGATAGGAACTAATGCTCCCGATTCTATTCTTGAAATGGAGGAGGGAACTTATTTTTATTCGGGAGATAATACTTTTAGGTTTTTCAACGGTTTGGTAGCCACGATGATATCTGGCGCGATAGACCCGATAGTCAAAAACATAAACCCGAACTTTGAGCAGTATATCCAAGTCACTTTGGTTGAAGAATTAAATCAGATCCTATGGGCAATTCCCTATGCAGATAGCCAGGTGAATAATAAAATTCTAATCTATGATTTGGACTTTGCGAGAAATAATTGGGCCGTCGAAGACATGGAAGTTGCATCCCTTGGATATTACGAAACAGAAACAGGTTATGATTGGTCATCGCTTTCGATCTTTAGTAACTGGCTTGATTGGTGGTGGCCTTCTTGGAAATACCGAGCGGGCTTGGCGGCTTTCCCAATTGACCTTATGGGAAGTTATGATGGCAAAATTTATCGCCTGAATGCTTCCGAAAAAGATGCAGGTCAAGATTATACCGGCTACCAAGTTCTCGAGACTGATTTGGGTAGCAAAAAACGATTGGCGATATTCGACAGACTTCTCTTGATTCAAGTCTATGTAAGGCAAGAGGCATCAGGGGTCTTAGGTTTTTATATCAAAAGAGATGATGAGCCAGCTTGGCAAAATGCGGGGAGCATAAACTTGGTTGGAGATAGAGAAATTTTAATCAGAGAGCTGCCCGTAGATTATTTAGCAAAAAGCTTTAAAATCAAACCTTCGGGCCAGAATCCATTTAAGTTGCTGGGCCTGATTTTGAAATACCAGGAGGTCGGCGAGAGATAGATGAAAACCCCAAAGGAGACGCTTCCCCCGACTAAAATAGAGGATGTTCGAGATTTTGAAAGCTTAAAGGAATTCTTAAAACAACTAATGGAATATTTGGAAGAGGAGCACACCGATGTTTATGAGGACCTGAAAACATTGTTTAAGAAGACGGGAGCATAAAATTGATTTACAATGTCATCGATTATCATCAGTTATACAAACTTTCAAGACTGATAGACCTGGGAGAGTTTAAAGGCATAGACTTCACCGCCGAGACATTTTTTCACTATCTGATAGATCGGTTTGATAAGGACAGAATTAAGGTCTTTGTGAATGTGGAAAACAAGGAGATCAATGGCTTTGCAATCTGTAGTCTGAGTCAAGATGTAGTCACCGAAAGACCTGAGGTCTTTATTGACTTGGCTTGGATCAAGAAAGGAACGAATGGGAAAGTCGGTGAAGAGCTTCTGGAGAAGGTAGAAGATTATACCAGAAAACTGAATTTGAGCAGGATCTCGGGATTTACCTTGAGGGGCCAGGAAAAGGCGATGTTTGGAAAATATGGCTTTAGGCGGTACAGCACTATTATGGTCAAGGACTTAAAACAAGTCCCAGATGGGCTACAAAATGACGATAAAGAGGTTAAAATAAGGCTACAAAAGGACAATAATGCATCTAAGGAGTTTACCTCACGCAAGCAAAAAAATATAGAATACTATGCAAAAAATAGGCAAAAAATTCTTCAGAAGCGTAAAGAACATTATAAACTGAAGAAAATGAAGAATTTACAGAAAAAGGAGGCAAAAGACAATGATATCAAAAAAGAAGAAGATAGAACCTGAGCTTTTAGAGACTCCTTGGCAAAAGCGAACGACAGCAAAAATGGAGGAATGGCTTGGTCAACCTTATGAAGCTTACCCGGTAGGAGAGACGAAAGTCGGAAGGATCCTTGAGTCTCCTTATTATCAAGCCCTGAAAACAGGGGCTTTAAGGGAAGAAACGGCAGGAATAGGTAGATTAAGAAGAGGTGCCCAGCTTGGAGGAATGCTCTATTCTACACCGAGACTTGGAGCAGAGGCAAAACTCATCGGGGGAACGACTACGAGGCTTCAACAGATTCTCGGGGGAATGGCGGAAACTGAAAGGGCAACAGAGAAAGAGAGATCATACCAGGAACATCTAAGGAAACAAAAGTATCCCTTAGAGATGTCTCAATTGGCCCAGATATTGCTTGGATATGCACCTTGGATGTACCCTGCCTATGAGGAAACGCCAAGCCCATTTAGTCAGATTATAGATGTCGTCGGAAAATTAGCACCGATAATATTAAAGGCAGCCTCAGTTGGAGGTTATGCTGCTTAAGGAGGGCAATACAATGAACGGAGGATTACCTACAAGCCTCAGATTGAATAGACCAAGGGGTTTGAGCTATAGCCCCTATCCAACTTCGACTTTGGAAGAGATTTTAGGCGGAGTCGAGACTTTAGCAGGAACTGCTGAGCAGATAAGGCGACAGAGAAGGCAGGCAGAAATAGTAAAGGCAATTTTGGGTGGCGAGGAAATACCTGAAGCCAAGGGACCGGAGCGTGCCAAATCGACACTGGGGAAAATTTTACAGGTTATAGGTGCACCGTTTGATCCCAGAAGACCACCAATGGGCCCAGTTCCTTTGGAGGAGACCATTGCTGAGGCAATGCTCAAGCAAAGAATGGAGCCGAAGACCGCGAAGGA